AAGCATTTTCCATAAAGTGTGAACATCTCCTTTCATGTTTCTTTTCTCCTTTCGGTGATTGGTGGAAATTCAGCTCTGTAAGTTCTTTCAAATACTGCACCTATTCTCACCTAAAAGAGTATCGCTTTGGATAGAAAGTGCAGCACAAGTATGCGGATATGGCGGAACTGGCAGACGCAATAGACTCAGAATTTATTGGAGGTAACTCCGTGCAGGTTCAACTCCTGTTATCCGCACCAAAATTTTTAAGAGAGGAGGCAGTGCTAATGCCAAAAGGTAAAGCTGCAAGCTCTTCCGACTCAAACAGCCCATTGAGACCACCGACATCTCTCGAAGCGCAAGAGAACTTAATGATTTCTTTGGCGGTTCAATGTGCTGAAAAGCAGCTCAGAGACGGAACTGCTTCTTCTCAGGTCATAACGCATTATTTGAAACTTGGTTCCAGTAAGGAACGAATCGAAAAGGAGATTCTGGAGAAGCAGAAAGAGCTTATCGAAGCGAAGACTAAGAATCTAAATTCCAATAGTGAAGCCAAAGAGTTGTACAACAAGGCTCTTGAAGCGTTTAGAAGATATTCAGGTGCAGGCGGTGATGACGATGAATATTAAAACTTATTCAGAGTTGATTACACTGCCGACATTTGAAGAACGGTTTTGTTATTTGAAACTCGATGGCTCTGTTGGGAAAGAGACTTTCGGTTTTAAGCGCTGGCTGAACCAAGAGTTCTATCATTCTGACAAGTGGTTGAAATTCAGAGATGAAATTATCATTCGTGATGAAGGTTGCGATCTCGGCGTACCGGGTTATGAAATCTTTGGCTCAATATTGATTCATCATCTGAATCCCATCACTTATGAAGACCTGTTGAATCAGAGTCCATGTGTCTTCGATCCGGAGAATGCAATATGCACCAAGTTGAATACGCATAATGCCATTCACTATAGTGATGAGAGTTTGTTACTTCTCCCTCCAGTACAACGCACACAAAACGATACATGCCCTTGGCGAAAATAATGAAAGGAGAAACCCCCAATGGAAAATAAAATCTATGAAAATTCCATTCTTGATGAACAGACCGAAAACATCAAGGAGCAGGAAGTTGGGCTTTGCGAAGATGCGGCTCGGAATGTGATTGGTGTTGTTACTGATTGCCTGAAGCTGAACATTCGTGAAAAGCCGAGTAAGGATTCCAGAGTAGTAACGGTTGTGACATGCCTTGACGAATTGGAAATTGACATGGGCGATTCCAATGATGATTGGTACGCTGTCTGTACTGCTACCGGTATCGAAGGATTCTGCATGAAGAAATTTGTAGCCGTCAGGCAGTAAGGAGAAAACGATATGGACAGTATACTGACATCGATAAAAAAGCTGCTCGGAATTGCTGAAGAGTATGAGCACTTTGACCCGGACATCGTCATGTACATCAATTCGGCATTCTCAGTCTTGACGCAGCTCGGTGTTGGTCCTGAAGGAGGATTCCGTATCGAAGATGCAAGTAAGACCTGGTCTGAATTCCTGTACGATGATCCTCGTCTTGAATTTGTAAAGACCTTTATCTACCTGAAGGTAAGACTGGCGTTCGACCCGCCGTTGAGTTCGGCTGTTATGGAAGCAATCAACCGACAAATCAGCGAGCTTGAATGGCGAATCAATGTGACAGTCGACCCTGATTAAAAACGAGAGGAGGATTTCAAAATGGATAATACAGCACTTTCCCATCATGGCATCATCGGTATGAAATGGGGCGTCCGACGCTATCAGAACAAAGATGGCAGCCTGACGAATGCAGGCCAAAAAAGATACAACAGTGATAATACCAAGCAGCTTGAAAAAGAGTATGGAAAACTCGAAGATCAGTTGACATACGGGAAAAATACAAATGCTAAGAAAAATGCGGAATTGATGAAGCGTATGTCTGAGATCGAAAAGAAAATGTCGGCTCAGACAAAAGAAGCTTCTGCTCATGAGGACTATAGTAAAGCTCATAGCAGTAAGAGCGTTAAGTCTATGAGCGATGCAGAACTCCGCAACCGATTGAACCGTCTTCAGATGGAGAAACAGTACAGTCAGTTGTCCTCGGCTGATGTGAATCGCGGAAAGGAATATGTATCGAAAACCCTGAAAGTCGCCGGTACAATTGCAACCGCTACTTCGACTGCCCTAACTATTTACAATAACTATGGCAAGATCAAAGAAATTGTAAATGGTATGGCTAAGAAGGCTGGTTAAGGAGGTACTTATGGCATTATCAAACACTGCCATTCCCAAGTATTATGGCATGTTTCGTGATGCCGTAATTCGAGGGGAGATTCCGGTTTGTAAAGAGATCTCCATGGAGATGAACCGTATCGATGATCTCATCGCTAATCCGGGTGTGTACTACGACGACCAAGCTGTTGAGGGTTGGATCGCTTATTGCGAATCAGAGCTTACTTTGACGGATGGCTCTGACCTTAGTCTTTTGGATAGCTTCAAACTTTGGGGCGAACAGATCTTTGGCTGGTACTACTTCGTCGAACGAAGCGTATATCAGCCAAACCCAGATGGTCATGGTGGGCATTATGTTCGCAAGAATGTAAAGAAACGGCTAATCAACAAACAGTATTTGATCGTCGCACGAGGCGCTGCCAAATCAATGTATGGCTCAACTCTGCAAGGCTATTTCCTGAATGTTGACACCTCTACTACTCATCAGATCACCACCGCCCCTACAATGAAGCAAGCGGAGGAGGTCATGTCCCCTCTTCGTACTGCCATCACCCGTTCGAGAGGACCGTTGTTTCAGTTCTTGACAGAAGGCTCTTTACAAAACACAACTGGTTCCAAAGCGAATCGTACAAAGTTAGCCTCTACAAAAAAGGGTGTTGAAAACTTCCTTACGGGTTCGCTTCTTGAGGTCAGACCTATGAGCATCAATAAGCTTCAGGGTCTACAGATCAAGGTTGCGACCGTTGATGAGTGGCTTTCCGGTGACATTCGAGAAGATGTTATCGGTGCAATTGAGCAGGGTGCATCCAAGGTGAATGACTACATCATCGTTGCAATCAGTTCGGAAGGTACGGTTCGTAACGGAAGCGGCGACACCATCAAAATGGAGTTGATGGACATCCTTAAGGGTGACTACATCAATCCCCACGTTTCGATTTGGTGGTACAAGCTTGACTCCATTGACGAAGTCGGAGACCCGGAAATGTGGCTCAAGGCTAATCCGAATCTTGGAAAAACCGTAAGCTATGAAACTTATCAGCTTGATGTTGAAAGAGCTGAAAAAGCTCCAGCTGCCCGAAACGATATTCTTGCGAAGAGATTTGGACTGCCTATGGAGGGTTACACCTATTACTTCACTTATGAAGAAACTCTTCCGCATCGAAAGAGGGACTACTGGCAGATGCCTTGTTCCCTTGGTGCAGACTTATCGCAGGGCGATGACTTCTGCGCATTTACATTCTTGTTCCCTCTGCCAAACGGTTCTTTTGGCATCAAGACACGAAACTATATTACCTCTACAACTTTAATGAAGCTGCCTGCTGCTATGCGGATCAAATACGATCAATTCATGGCGGAGGGCAGTTTAATTGTTTTAGAGGGTGCCGTACTTAACATGATGGATGTCTATGAAGATTTGGACAACCATATTCAGGAGTGTGGGTACGATGTTCGATGTCTTGGGTTTGACCCTTATAACGCAAAAGAATTTGTGGCGAGATGGGAATCTGAAAACGGTCCGTTTGGAATCGAGAAAGTTATTCAGGGCGCTAAAACCGAATCGGTTCCGCTTGGAGAGCTGAAAAAGCTTTCTGAAGAAAGAATGCTTATCTTCGATGAGGATCTCATGACCTTTGCTATGGGTAACTGTATTACCCTTGAAGATACAAACGGAAACCGTAAACTTTTGAAGAAGCGATACGAGCAGAAAATCGATGCTGTCGCGGCAATGATGGACGCTTATATTGCTTATAAACTCAATCGAGACGCATTTGAATAAGGAGGTGGTCAAGTTGGATGAGATGTACCATCATGGTGTTCTCGGTCAGAAATGGGGCGTTCGCCGTTTCCAGAACAAAGACGGCACTTTGACCGCAGCCGGTCAAAAGCGTTTGGAAAAGAAAGACGCAAAGTGGGCTCATAAAAATCACGACAAAATCGTATCTAAAGCCCGCAAAGATGTTTCCAAAGAACTCGATCAGTATGCCAATCAACTATTGAAAAATCCTTCTTCTGTGACATCGAAAGGTAAGATCAGTTCTTCGGCTATCAATTCCTATAATCGGAAAATGGCTGAGTTGATGAATGAGTCCGTTAAAAATGTTACCGCACCTTCGGGGCGTGTCGTTCAGTTCGTTGCAAAACGAGGCGAAGTCGGCGTGCATATGGCTTTGGCCGACAGAGGCTATGATATGCAGCAGCTGAAGAATGGCATTTGGGCTTCCGGCCGGGTTGCCTACAAGAAGAAAAATGTTGATATGGTTTAAGGAGGTGATGATTCAAAATGGAGATGTCTTTTGGTTCCAGACTGAAACATGCTTGGAATGCGTTTACCGGCAATGTTCAAATGAACTACCGGGATTTGGGTATGAGCTATTCATATCGAGCTGACAGACCAAGAATGTCCAGAGGCAATGAAAGATCAATCGTCACATCGGTTTATAACCGAATTGCGCTTGATGTTGCTGCACTGAATATTCAGCATGTTCGTTTGGACGAAAATGGGCGTTTTCTTTCGGTCATCGATGACGGATTGAATAATTGCCTCACTTTGGAAGCGAATGTCGATCAGACGGCACGGTCGTTCGTTCAGGATGTAGTTATCTCTATGTTTGATGAAGGAAGCGTGGCTATTGTTCCGGTCGATACAACGACTGATCCTAATGTGTCCGGTTCGTATGACATTCAGTCTCTTCGTGTCGGACAAATTTTAGACTGGTATCCGCAGCATATTCGCGCTCGTGTGTACAACGAACAAACGGGCAGAAAAGAAGATATTGTGGTGCCGAAAAGTGCAGTGGCTATCATTGAGAATCCACTGTACGCAGTTATCAATGAGCCAAATTCTACTATGCAGCGGCTCATTCGTAAACTTAACCTACTTGATGTCATTGATGAGCAAAGCGGATCTGGAAAACTCGATTTGATTATTCAGCTTCCTTATGTAATCAAGACAGAAGCAAGGCGTCAACAGGCCGAAAATCGGCGTAAAGATATAGAAAACCAGTTGTCAGGTTCAAAGTATGGTATTGCTTACACTGACGGTACTGAGCATATCACACAGTTGAATCGTTCCGTGAACAACAACCTGATGTCCCAGATTGAATACTTGACGAGTATGCTATACAGCCAGTTGGGAATCACTCAGAGCATTTTGGATGGAACAGCGGACGAGAAGACAATGCTGAACTATAACAACCGGACAATCGAGCCGATCATTTCCGCTATTGTTGATGAGATGAAACGAAAGTTTCTGACCAAAACTGCCCGATCACAACACCAGTCAATTTCATTCTTCAGAGACCCGTTCAAACTGGTTCCTGTCAATGATATTGCTGAAATTGCTGACAAGTTTACGAGAAATGAAATCATGACTTCGAATGAAATTCGTCAGGTAGTTGGTATGAAACCCTCTGAGGACCCGAGAGCAGATGAACTCAGAAATAAGAATCTGAGTGCGCCATCCGGTTCCGATCAGCAGTCGGAAGAAATGCCCATTGTCGAAGTTGATTCAGTTGAAGGATCAGCAAGTGATTTGGACGACAAAATCTCTAAGCAAAAATCGAAAAAGTAAGGAGGAAATTCAAAATGAGTAGACCTTTTTCGGTTGAGGCTTGTGATTTCAGCGGCTGGGCAACCCGAAACGACCTTAAGTGTTCTGATGGACGAGTAATTCGTCGGGACGCCTTTAAGAATAACGACGGTATTAAAGTCCCGCTGGTCTGGAATCATCAGCACAACAGTCCTCGCGATGTTCTCGGTCATGCATGGCTTGAGAACCGTGAGGAAGGTGTTTACACCTACGGCTTTCTCAATGACACCGCTGATGGCGAAATTGCGAAGGTCCTTATTAAGCACGGTGACATCTGTGCTCTGTCCATTTACGCCAATCAGCTTCAGCAGGCTGGTTCTGATGTGCTGCATGGCTGTATTTGCGAGGTGAGCCTGGTGCATAAGGGCGCTAACCCCGGTGCATTTATCGATTCTATGCTGAAGCACGGCGAAATGTCCGATGATGAGGCTATCATCTATACCGGAATGCCTCTCTGTCTTTCTCATTCTGCTGAGTCCAAGGATGAACCGAAGGAAGAGGAAAAGAAGAAGGATACCAAAGAGGATAAGCCTGCTGAAGACAAGGAAGAGAAGAAGGATAATGAGGAGACGATTGCTGATGTGATCGATTCCATGTCCGAGAAACAGCAGAATGTCATGTATGCACTTATTACACAGGCTCTCGAAGGCGAACCCGAAAAGGAATCCAAGGATGATTCCGACAACAAATCTGAATCCAATAAGGAGGATAAAACAATGAAACACAATGTCTTTGACAACGATCAGCAGAAGAATACCGAGGTTCTGTCTCATGCTGACCAGGCAAGCATCATTTCTATGGCTAAGTCCAACAGTGTCGGCAGTCTTCGTACTGCTATAGACATTTATGCAGAGCAGAATCCTGACAGCGTTCTGGCTCATGGTATCGACGGTATTGAAACCCTGTTCCCTGAGTACAAGGATGTCCGTCCGGGTGCTCCCGAACTGCTTACCACTGACCAGGGTTGGGTGAATGAGGTTCTGAAGAAGGTTCATAAGAGCCCCATTTCTCGTATCCGTACTCGTCAGGCTGACCTGCGTAACATTGAGGCTCTTCGTGCTAAGGGTTACAAGAAGGGTGCCCAGAAGGGTTATGTCGGCAACATTCAGCTGCTCCACAGAACGACTGATCCTCAGACCGTGTATGTAAAGAGCAAGCTTGACCGTGACGATATCATCGATATTCAGGACTTTGATGTTGTGCAGTATCTGTACGGCATCGACCGTATGAACCTGAACGAGGAACTGGCTACGGCTATCATGATCGGTGACGGTCGTGAGGTTGGTGCTGACGGCAAGATCGCTGAGGATAAGATCCGCCCGATCTGGTTGGATGACGAGCTGTACACCATCCATGCTGACGTTGACATTGCTGGTATGAAGGCTACGCTCCAGGGCACCAATACTTCCGCCAATTTCGGCGAGAATTACATTTATGCGGAAGCTGTGATTCAGTCTCTGCTGTATGCTCGTGAGAAGTATAAGGGCTCTGGCACTCCCGACTTCTACTGCACGCCCCATCTGGTCAATGTCATGCTGCTTGCCCGTGATCTGAATGGTCGCCGCATTTATGATAAGGTCAGTGATCTGGCTGCTGCTCTGAATGTTGGTCAGATCATCACTGCCGAGCAGTTTGAGGGCAAGACTCGTACTACCACGGACAGCAAGACCAAGAAGCTTCTGGGACTGATGGTCAACCTGGCTGATTATTCCCTGGGCGCTACCAAGGGCGGTGAAATCACTCACTTCACTGATTTCGATATCGACTTCAACCAGGAAAAGAGCCTGCTGGAGACTCGTTGCTCCGGCGCCAATACTCGCGTCATGTCCGCTATCGCTCTGGAGGAGGATGTCACTGCCACTATTGGCGGCTAAATTCAGCGAGGAGTGAAAATTCAAAATGGCTAAATTTTATGGAGTAATTGGCTACGCTGTAACAGAAGAGACTAAACCTGGCGTTTGGACAGAGAAGATCATCGAGCGTATGTACTATGGTGATTTAATTCGTAACACTCGTAGGCTTCAGTCTGCGGAACAACTCAACGACAACATCAATGTTGCGAATGAGATCAGTATCGTAGCCGATCCATTTGCCAATGAGAATTTTCATTCGATGAGGTATGTTGAGTTTATGGGTGCTAAATGGAAAGTTACAAGCGTTGAAGTTCAGTACCCGAGACTTATACTGTCTATAGGAGGTGTATACAATGGCGAGCAGGCTTGATCTGCAAACTTTTCTGGAAGAACTTCTGAAAAGTAAAAATGTGTATTTTCAACCTCCTGAGTCAGTAAAAATGAAATACCCCGCTATCGTTTATGCACTCGATGACATCGAAAATGTGCACGCCGATAACGGGGTTTATTCGTCTCACAGACACTATTCCGTCACTGTCATTGACTCTGACCCGGATAGTGAGCTTGTCGGTAAGGTGGTCTCTATGCCTACTTGCCGATTTGAACGATATTATACAAGCGAGAACCTGAATCACTGGAATTTCTCGCTATATTTCTAATAAGGAGGAATATCTTTATGTCCAAAATTATTTGGGATAAAACTGGCGAGCGCCTGTATGAAACCGGCTGTGACCATGGCGTTCTCTATCCGATGCAGACCAGCGGCGTTTACAATAAGGGTGTTGCATGGAACGGTCTGACTGCCGTTACTGAGAGTCCTTCCGGCGCTGAGGCTTCCCCGATTTACGCCGACAACATCAAGTATGTGAACCTGGTTTCCAACGAAGAGTTTGGTGCCACCGTCGAGGCGTATATGTATCCTGATGAGTTTGCCGAATGCGATGGTTCCGTCGAGATCATGCCGGGTATGTATGCCGGTCAGCAGTCTCGTAAGACTTTCGGTCTGGCATATCGTACTATTCTGGGTAACGATACCGATCTGAACGATTACGGCTATAAGCTGCATCTGGTTTACGGTTGTCTGGCTGCTCCTTCTGAGAAGGGCTACAGCACTGTCAACGACAGTCCTGAGGCAGCTACTCTGTCTTGGGAAATCAGCACCACGCCTGTCTCCATCAACAAGCTGGTCAATGGCAAGAAGCTGAAGCCGACTGCTACCCTGACCTTTGACTCCACCAAGTTTAGTGCCGAGTTTATGACTCAGCTGGAAGAGATCCTGTACGGTAAAGACCCGACTACCGATGGCGGTAATGACGGCGTCGAGCCTCGTCTGCCTCTGCCTGATGAGATTATTGAACTGTTCGATAAGACTCTGAATCCGCAGGGCTAATATGTAGAATCATGGAGCCGTATTCAGGTAAGCTGGCGGCTCCTATTTTTTTTATTTGAAAGGAGAAAATTTCAATGACTAAGGAAACTATCACTTATACCGATCTGAACGGCGTTCAGAGAACTGAAGATTTTTATTTCGACCTGTCCAAGCCTGAAATCGTAAAAATGCAGGCCAGCGCCAAGGGCGGCTACGATGTTCAGCTCAAGAGTATCGCTGCCAGTCCGAATGGGGCTCTTATCATGGAGTTCTTCGAGAACTTTATTAAGACCGCTTATGGTGAGAAGAGCGATGACGGCAGACGCTTCATGAAGTCCGAGGAAATTTCCAGAGGCTTTATGGAAACTCCCGCTTATGAGGTGCTGTTCGAGAAGCTTGTCACCGATGCAGGTGCTGCATCCGAATTTGTCAACCGTGTGATGCGCGCCAACGGCAATAAGCAGGCTGCGCCCATCGCATCCAATTAAAGAAAACTCGGAGGACTAAGGAATGCTGAAAATTACTGTGCCGGCTGCCGAGTTTTGGGATGAAATCCATGAGGAATTTGTCTACAAGAAAGAGCAGACTTTGCAGTTGGAGCATTCCTTGGTCTCTCTTTCAAAATGGGAAAGTAAATGGAACAAGGCATTTCTCGGAAAACAAGAAAAAACCGATGAGGAAATTCTTGATTATGTACGATGCATGACCTTGACCCAAAATGTCGATCCCGAAGTATATACTCGGCTGTCTGCTGAAAACTACGCCGCTATCAACGCATATATCGAAGCGCCGATGACCGCTACTTGCCTTATTGAGGACAAGCAGGCCAGAGGGCACAAAGAAACGGTTACATCGGAGCTTATTTACTACTGGATGATTTCTTATAACATTCCTGTGGAGTTCCAAAAATGGCATTTGAACAGGCTGTTGACCCTTATACGGGTATGTAATGTCAAGAACTCACCGCCTAAGCGAAGAAGTAAGCGTGAAATGTGGAATCGGAATGCAGCTATTAACGCTGCCAATCGAAAACGCTTTGGTTCTAAGGGGTGATTGAATGAACAGACGATGCCGAAAATGCATGTTAAGGCGAGTTTGCCATAAAAAGCAGCCTTACAATAACTGGCTTAAAACTTTTACCAAAAAAGCAGTATCAATCATTCTGGCGGTTTCGCTGGTTGATTTGCAACTGTCTTATGTGCTTGCCTTTATGGGGCAAGTACAAATTGCGGAATCGCTTTCCAGCACAATAGCGTCGACCGTTGTCGGGGTTATGCTTGGCTATTTCTTCAAAGCCCTTTTCGAAACATTCTTCGAAAAGCGTGAAGAACGACTCAAGCAGGAAAGCGAACCAGAAGAAAATACGAATTATGAGGAGGTTTAGTTATGCCTATCAGTTTTTTGACTACAGCACTGTTAATCGTATCCGTTATCACGAATCTGACAGTGGAGGGCATTAAGAAACTGCTTGACGGAACGAAGGTCAAGTATTCTTCTAATGTTCTTGCGGCAGTTCTGTCCGTCCTGATCGCCTGTGCTGTTAGCGTGATTTACCTTATCATGACCGACACGGTCTTTACTATGAAGATTGGGGTTGAGATCGTCGTTCTGATGTATCTGGGCTTCCTGATCTCTACGGTCGGTTATGACAAGGTCATTCAGATGCTGAAACAGATTCAGAGCGTGAAGGAGGAAACGAAAAATGAGTAACAGCCCTTTGGTATCCTATACCAAGTTAAGTCCTAATCATTCCGGGCAGAGAACCCATGCAGTCGACCGTATCACACCTCATTGTGTAGTCGGTCAGTGCTCTGTAGAGACTCTGGGTAATATTTTTGCTCCGACTTCCCGACAGGCTTCCTGTCAGTATGGTATCGGCGTGGATGGTAGAGTGGGTATGTATGTGGAAGAAAAGAACCGTTCCTGGTGTTCTTCCTCTAATGCAAATGACCAGCGTGCGATCACAATTGAGTGTGCCAGCGATGCCACACATCCTTATGCATTCAACGATACTGTATATGCGAAACTGATCGAGCTTTGCACAGACATTTGCAAGCGTTACGGAAAAACCAAGCTGCTCTGGTTCGGCGATAAGACTAAGACTCTGAACTACGAGCCGGCTTCCAATGAAATGGTTCTGACCGTACATCGTTGGTTTGCCAACAAGAGTTGCCCTGGTGATTGGATGTATGCTCGAATGGGAGATCTTGCATCCAAAGTTACGGCTAAGCTTGGGGGCTCTGCTGGCGGAACTGAGAAGCCTGCCGATAATCAGGCACTTTATCGAGTGCAGACAGGAGCCTTCAGCAATAAGACGAATGCAGATGCAATGCTTCAGAAGGTGAAAGATGCCGGTTTTGATACTTACATGGTTAAGGTCGATAATCTTTACAAGATTCAGGTCGGCGCATTCAGTAAGAAAGCAAATGCTGACGCTATGGCTGCAAAGCTGAAAGCTGCTGGTTTTGACACCTATATAACAACCAAAAGTGGGACGGCAGTCTCTGCATCTTCTGCGAAGAAAAGCACTGACCAGATCGCCCGTGAAGTAATTCAGGGTCTGTGGGGTAACGGTGCGGACAGGACTAATCGTCTGAAGGCGGCTGGTTACGATCCTTCCGTAATACAGAATCGGGTTAATCAGCTTCTTAAATAAGGAGGTCCGTGAATGATAAGGTTCAGTCACAAGGGAGACTTCTCTAAGGTTACACGCTTTTTGGAGAGGGCAAAAGAAGTGGTCCATCTCGGAGACCTCGACAAGTATGGCCGAGAAGGGGTCGCTGCTCTTGCGTCTGCAACGCCTGTCGATTCCGGTTTGACCGCCAGTTCATGGTATTACGAGATTGTAAACCGAAATGGATCTGCAAAGATCACATTTTACAACTCAAATATTCAAAATGGGGTTCCAATTGCGATCATTCTGCAATATGGTCACGGGACTCGCAACGGAGGCTGGGTACAGGGTCGAGATTACATCAATCCTGCTATCCAGCCTATTTTCGATAAAATTGCAAATGAAGCATGGAAGGAGGTTACGAAGCTATGAGTAAAACAATCGACGAAAGAGTCGTAGAAATGCGGTTTGACAATAAGCAGTTTGAGAGCAATGTTCAAACCAGTTTGTCCACCATTGAAAAATTAAAGAAAAGTTTGGATATGGACGGCGCTACAAAAGGTCTTGAAAGCATTGACAGTGCTGCTAAGAAAGTCGATATGTCGGGGCTTGGCTCTGCGGTTGAAACAGTAAAGACTCGATTCTCGGCATTGGAGATCATGGCTGTAACCGCCCTTGCAAACATCACCAACTCGGTTGTAAATACCGGCAAACAGATGCTCCACTCCTTGACAATTGAACCTATCAGTCAGGGTTTTGAGGAATACGAGCTGAAGATGGGGTCGATTCAGACCATCATGATGAGTACCGGTGCCTCTCTTGAAGAAGTTAATAAGTACCTCCAGGAATTGAATACATACTCGGATAAGACTATTTACTCTTTCCAGGATATGACCTCCAATATTGGTAAATTTACCAACGCGGGTGTCGGTCTTGAGGATGCAGTAATGGCTATTCAGGGTGTGTCGAATGTTGCTGCCGTTTCCGGAGCCAATGCAAATGAGGCATCCCGTGCCATGTACAACTTTGCGCAGGCTTTGTCCGCCGGTTATGTCAAGTTAATCGACTGGAAATCTATCGAGAATGCTAACATGGCAACTGTTGAATTTAAGACACAGCTTCTTGAATCGGCTGTTGCCTGCGGCACCTTGACTAAAACTGCCGATGGTATGTATAAGACGGTCAAGGGTAATGTCATTGATGCTACACATGGGTTCAATGATTCTTTGCAGGATCAGTGGATGACCACGGAAGCTCTGGTCGGCACTCTTCGTAATTATGCGGATGAAACGACTGAAATCGGTGCTAAAGCATTCGCTGCTGCACAGGATGTTAAGACATTCACTCAGTTGATGGACACTCTCAAGGAAGCTGTAGGTTCAGGATGGGCGAACACATGGGAAATTCTGTTCGGTGATTTTGAGGAAGCCAAAGAGCTTTGGACTGGACTCAGTCAGGTTATCGGTGGATTTATCGATGCCCAAGCAGATGCTCGCAATGAGATGTTGCAAGGGTGGAAAGATCTTGGCGGAAGAACCAAACTGATCGAAGCACTTAAAAATGCTTTTGAAGGCGTTCAGAGTGTTATCAAACCGATCTATGAGGCATTCCGTGAGATATTTCCTCCTACCACAGCCAAGCAGCTTTATGATATCACTGAAAATCTGCGAAAATTCACAGCGAATTTGAAACTCAGTGATACTGCTTCGGCAAATTTGAAGTCCACTTTCAAGGGTTTGTTTGCGATCTTGGATATCGTTAAGCAAGCCTTTTCTGCTATATTTACAGCAATCAAACCGTTGTTCGGCGGGCTTGGAACACTCGGAGATGGAATTCTTGGTTTCACTGGCGGGGTTGGCAATGCTATCGTGGCATTTGATGAGTTTATCAAAACCAGCGGAGCATTCCAGAAAGTCGGTGAGGGTATTGCTATGGTCATTCAGACAATTATGACCGCTTTATCGACGCTGAAGAATAAGATCAAAGAGAAATTCGAATCTGCCAATTTTGAAGTGTTTCATTCTCTGCTTGAGCGAATTCATGAGAGAATGGCGCAGGTCGGAGAAGCAGCCGGTGAGATGAAATCCGGCGTTATCGTCGCCTTTGAGGTCATTGGCGAAACTCTAGCTAATTGCCAGTTTGTTCAGCTTCTCTCTGCCGTATGGAATGCTGTTAAGACAATCGGAAGTGGTATCGTTAAAATCCTTGGCGAACTCGGCAGTTCCTTAGCAAAGAATCTTGGTGAAGCCAATTTCAGCGGAATCATCGATCTGCTGAATGGTATCTCGTTCGGTGCTATTGCTGTCGGCATCACGAAGTTTGTCGGTACATTCCGAAAAGCTATTGAAGATATCGGCAGTTTCAAGGAATCCTTTATCGGAATTCTTGACAGTGTTCGAGGATGCTTTGAAGCTTACCAGAATCAGTTGCAGGCAGGTACATTGCTGAAAATTGCATCAGCTATTGCCATTCTCACAGCATCCTTAATTGCACTCAGTCTTGTAGACAGCGAAAAGCTGAATGTGGCTCTTGGAGCAATCACTGTGTTGTTTGCCGATCTTCTCGCTTCTATGGCAGTGTTTAACAAGATCAGTGGTCAGGTAACTGGTGTGGTGAAGAGTGTAACTGCTATGCTCGGTATTGCTACGGCGGTGCTTATTTTGGCGAGTGCACTTAAAAAGATCGCAGATCTGGACGCAAAACAGCTTACCACCGGCCTCATTGGTGTTGCGGGTTTGACCACTATGATGGTTGCCGCGGCCAAAGCTATGAGTTCCAACAGTAAAGCTATTATCAAGGGTGCTACTCAAATGGTGATCTTTGCAGCCGCAATCAAGATTCTTGCTTCTGTTTGCGAGCAACTTGCTAAATTGGACTGGAACCAGCTTGCGAAAGGTCTTGTCGGCGTTGGTGTGTTGCTTGCCGAGGTTTCTCTGTTCCTGAGAACCGCAAAATTCAGCGGCAAATCCATTACTACGGCTACAGGCATCGTGATTCTTTCGGCAGCAATCAAGGTGTTGGCATCTGCCTGCAAAGATTTCGGCGAAATGAAATGGGAAGACATCGGTAAGGGGCTTGCCTCCATTGCCGTCCTTCTTGCCGAGATCACTGCATTCACAAAACTTACCGGAAATGCTCAAAATGTCATTTCTACTGGTGTGGCGTTAATTGCCATTGCCGCCGCTATGAAAATCCTTGCCTCTGCGGTTAAGGACTTCTCAACCATGCAGTGGGATGAGATTGCTCGTGGTCTGACTGCTATGGCTGGCGCACTTGCTGCGATCACTGTAGCGGTTAAATTCATGCCGAATAATATGGCTGGCATCGGCGCCGGTTTGGTGATCGTTGCTGCGGCACTCGTCGTCCTTTCGACTGCTCTTGAGAAGATGGGAAATCTGAGTTGGGAGCAGGTAGCAAAAGGACTTATTACCCTTGGCGGCGCAATGGCCATTCTTGCAATCGGTCTGAATGCCATGACAGGCACTCTTGCAGGTTCTGCGGCGCTTCTTGTTGCTGCAAGTGCCCTCTTGGTGCTTACTCCGGTACTAACTATTCTCGGCGCCATGAGTTGGAGTTCCATCGTGAAAGGTCTCGTTACCCTGGCAGGTGCATTTGCTATCCTCGGTGTTGCAGGCGCTGTACTCACTCCCCTGGTTCCTTCCATTCTCGCTTTGAGTGGCTCGCTGGCACTAATCGGGGTAGCAGTTGTCGGTATTGGTGCAGGGCTTGCTCTGGCGGGTGCCGGTCTATCTGCTTTGGCAGTAGGCTTGACGGCTCTTGGAGCGGCAGGAACCGCTGGCGCTACAGCCATCGTCGCTTCTTTGACTGTTATTATCACAGGCGTAGCAGGGCTTATTCCCGCTATAGTAGCAAAGATCGGCGAGGCAATTGTCGAATTCTGCAAAGTTATCGCTGATAGTGCAGGAGCCATTGGAGAAGCAGTCAAGGCGGTTATTCTTATGCTGGTGGATGTACTTGTTGAGTGCGTTCCCGCTATCGCTGATGGGGCATTGAAGCTCATTGCAGGTGTTCTTGAAGCATTAGTAGAATATACCCCGTCTATCGTCGATTCTATTTTTCAGTTTCTTATTGCCGTACTTGAGGGTGTAGCTAAGAATCTTCCCAGTCTGATTCAGGCTGCTGTTGATGTATTGATGGCATTCTTCTCCGGCATTGTTGATGCACTTAAGGGTATCGATACAGAAACTCTTCTTCAAGGAATTGTCGGTATTGGTCTGCTTGCAGCAATCATGGCTGCCTTGAGTGCAGTAGCAGCTCTTGTTCCTGGTGCCATGCTGGGTGTTCTCGGTATGGGTGCTGTCATCGCTGAACTCGCTCTTGTTCTTGCTGCGGTCGGTGCTTTGGCGCAAATTCCGGGCTTGAATTGGCTTATCAACGAAGGCGGTAATTTGCTCCAGGGAATTGGTACGGCGATCGGTAAGTTTGTTGGCGGTATCGTCGGCGGCTTTATGAGTGGCGTGTCCAGTCAATTCCCGCAAATCGGCTCCGATCTTTCCGGTTTCATGACCAATGTTCAGCCGTTCCTTGACGGTGCGGCTTCTATAGATCCGGCTATGCTGGACGGCGTTAAGGCTCTTGCAGAAACAATTCTTATCCTGACAGCCGCAAATATTTTGGATGGACTGACCTCGTGGTTCACCGGCGGAAGTTCGCTCTCCGGCTTTGCTGAAGAGATGGTTCCGTTTGGAAAAGCTATGAAACAGTTCTCTGATGAAATCAGCGGCATTGATGGAGAAGCAGTTTCCAATGCTGCAATCGCAGGTAAGACTCTTGCAGAGATGGCTGATACACTTCCCAATACTGGCGGTGTCGTTGGTTTCTTTGCCGGAGAGAATGACATGAATGCATTCGGTGAACAGCTTATTCCATTTGGTCGTGCCATGCGTAACTTTGCAAACGAAGTCGCCGGAATTGACGCCAGTGTTATCACTGAAGCGGCTACCGCTGGTAAAGCACTTGCAGAGATGGCAAGCACTGTTCCGAATAGTGGCGGTGTTGTCGGCTTCTTCGCCGGAGAGAACGATATGGACGATTTCGGAGAACAGCTGGTTCCGTTCGGCAGAGCAATGAAGAATTTCTCTGACGCCGTTTCCGGACTAAAAGCCGATGTCATTCAAAATAGCGTTACCGCAGGTCAGGCTTTGCTTGAACTTGCAAATACGGTGCCGAATACGGGCGGCGTTGTATCCTGGTTTACGGGAGATAATGACCTTGAAACCTTTGGCGAACAGCTCGTTCCGTTTGGTACTGCGATGAAGAACTATTCTTTGGCTGTTACGGGATTGGACGCATCTGTCGTCACAAACTCTGCAAATGCGGCTAAAGCTCTGGTCGAGCTTTCAAACAATTTGCCGAATAGCGGTGGTATCGTATCTTGGTTTACGGGCGACAACGATATTGCAAGTTTCGGCGAGCAGTTGGTGTCCTTCGGTCAGTCATTTGCTGCGTACTATAACAGCGTCAGCGGAGTGGATGTGGCTAAGTTAAGCGGGGTAGTTGTTGAGTTCAGAAACCTTGTGGACTTGGCAAACGGCATTAAGAGCGTTGATACAAGTGGAATGTCTACATTTGCTCAGAATCTTACGAATTTGGGTAATGCGGGAATCGACGGTTTTATCAATGCCTTTACGAATGCTAATTCTCGTGTGAGCACTGCTGCAAACACGATGGTTACCACATTCATAAATGCTGCTAAAGCACAGCAAGGTAATTTGACAAGCACCTTCACTACCATGATTAACGGTATTGTTACTGCTTTTACAAGTAAATACAGTCAGTTCACGATCATGGGACAAACAATGATGACCAACTTTATCTCCGGTATTCGTACCGGTGACGCATCGGCTCGATCTGCGTTTGTTGTTATCGTGTCCGGTTGTCTGACAGCAATCCGAAATAAGTTCTACGAGTTTAACACCGTTGGACAGACTACGATGACAAATCTCATTGCTGGTATTCGGACAAAGAATCAGCTTGCAAAAGATGCCTTTGTTCAGATCATCAACAGTTGCCTGACGGCAATCCGAAATAAATACACCGACTTCTACAATGCCGGTAAGTATCTTGTTGAGGGCTTTGCTAAGGGTATTGACGAGTATACCTGGTACGCAGAAGCACGAGCGAGAGCAATGGCAAGAGCTGCTGCACAGGCTGCGGAAGCTGAACTTGACATCAACTCACCGTCCAAAGTTGGTTATCGAATCGGCGGGTTCTTTGGTATGGGTTTTGTCAATTCTCTGATCGACTACACTGATAAGTCTTATGACGCCGGTGCATCTGTTGCAAAGTCGGCTAAAGAGGGACTCCGCAATGCTGTTTCCAAGATTGGTGATTTCATCGAAAATGGAATTGACTCTCAACCGACGATTCGACCGTTGCTTGATCTGTCTGAAGTAACAGAGGGTGCGGGCAGGTTGTCGGCACTTTTGAGTCGAAATCAGGCGATGAAGATCAGCGCCGGTATGGAGCGTGAGGGTGGCAGTGTCGTTCAAAATGGCGGTACTACACCCACCTCTGGAAACAACTACAATTTCACACAAAACAACTATTCGCCTAAGGCACTGTCGAGGATTGATATTTATCGTCAGACGAAGAACCAGTTCTCGGCGTTGAAAGGATTGGTGGAAACATGATTCACTCATTTGCTATCACCAATTACTTAGGTGATAGGATCAAACTTGACTTGAGGGAGCCTGAGGTTTCGGGCTTCCTCATCAAGTCTGTAATCGGCTTAGGCCCAGTCAAAGCAACTGTCAACACAACGGAAGTCGTCACTAATGACGGCTCTATGTTTAACTCCGCCAGACTGAGTCAGCGGAACATCGTTTTCCAAATCGTATTCGTTGATACGGTCTACGGAGAAACGATCGAAGATGTACGACAGAAATCCTACAAATACTTTCCGGCAAAGAAAAGTGTTGAAATCATCATTGAAACCGATAACCGATATGTACGAACAAACGGTTATGTGGAATCGAATGAACCAAATATTTTCAGCTCACAGGAAGGGACATCGATCTCGATCATTTGCCCTGACCCGTTCTTCTATTCAGCCGGTGAGGATGGAAATAATGTAACGGATTTCTACAGTATTGACCCGATGTTCGAGTTTCCGTTCTCAAACGAGTCCCTGACGGAACCGCTGCTTGTATTTGGTGAAATCCAAATCAAGACGGAGGGTGTCATCACTTACTATGGCGATGCTGAAATTGGAGTAACAATCTATATTCATGCAATCGGGCCGGCAAGTAATATCAATATTTACAATACTGAAACCAGAGAAGTCATGAAGATCGATACCGTGAAGCTCCAAAAGCTGACTGGAAAGGGTATCGTCGCAAGTGATGATATCGTCATTAACACCTCAAAGGGTGATAAGAGCATTACTCTGATTCGTGAAGGCGTTTCGTACAACATCCTGAACTGTTTGGATAAGAATACCGACTGGTTTACCTTAGCAAAGGGCGATAACATCTTTGCCTTTACTGCTGACAGCGGTGTTACGAATCTTCAGTTCAGAATCGAAAACAAAGTCATCTATGAGGGGGTATAACTATGGAGCTTTTGGTCTTAAACACCGATTTCGAGTCCATAGCCGTCATAGATACCTATGAATCCATGATATGGACTGATCGATACAACTCATATGGAGACTTCGAGATATTCTTCGCTATGGACACACAACTCTTGCAGTATTTGAAGGAGGACTACTATCTGTGGCTGAAGGATTCAGAGCACTGTATGATTATTGAGGACATCAAGATCAATGCCGACACAGAGGAAGGAAATCATTTTATCGTGACTGGAAGGTCACTGGAATCTATTCTTGAACGCCGCATCATCTGGGGGCAGCGAGTCTTTAATGGAAATCTTCAAAATGGCATTCAGACCATGTTGAATGAGTGCATTATTTCACCGTCTATTGCTGATCGAAAGATTTCCAACTTTGTGTTCGTGCCTTCTACCGACCCTAAAATCACAAGACTGAAAATCGACAACCAATACACAGGTGACTGCCTGTACGATGTCATCAAAGGACTTTGTGAGGAAAACAATATAGGGTTCAAGATTGTACTGACCGATGAAAACAAGTTTGCATTCAGTCTGTATGCCGGCGTTGATCGCTCTTATGAGCAGACAGAAAATCCGTATGTTGTTTTCTCTCCAAACTTTGAGAACATCATCAACAGCAACTATTATTCATCCAAAGCGAGTTTTCGAAATGTGACTCTGGTCGCAGGAGAAGGTGAAGGAGCATCAAGGCGAACCGCTATTGTTGGCTCAGCATCCGGACTTGACCGGCGTGAGCTTTTTACAGATGCTCGCGATATTTCATCTGACACTGAGGGCGGAACACTATCCGATGCAGAATACATGGCGCAGCTTCGGACAAAAGGTTTGAAGAATCTGGCAGACCATATTGTAACCACTGCATTCGAAGGAGAAGTTGAAGTTACTCGACTGTTCAAATACGGCGAGGACTTCTTTATCGGAGACATCGTTCAAATCGCCAATGAATATGGCAATGAGGGATCGGCTTACATTTCGGAACTGGTTATCTCAAACAGTGAGGAAGGATTGTCAATTTATCCGACATTCAAAACTATTTCAAAGTAAGGAGGGAGAAACTGAATGAGCGTATCAAGCGGATTTTTCAATTCACTTAACGGTGACCGCCAATACAATGCTGCACAGATGTCAGCTATCTTTGATGGACTCATCATCGATGGTGTATTTGCTTCTATCGGAACCGCTTTTGCTGTGAAGGCGGCAGGCGGTCTTACCGTGAATGTCGGTATCGGCAAAGCCTGGTTCGACCATACATGGACAGTCAACGACAGCATCCTGCCGATGACTGCCCCGGAAGCAGAAGTGCTTCTTGATCGCATCGATGCCGTGGTTCTGGAAGTAAACGGAACTGAGTCGGTGCGTGAGAACACCATCAAATTTGTCAAGGGTAATCCGTCCAGCGCACCGTCGAGACCGACTTTGACGAACGAGGGAAATGTCCATCAGTACCCTCTCTGTTATATTTACAGAAAATACGGCACTGCGGTCATCAACCAAGCTGACATTACCCCTATGGTCGGCACAGAGTCTACGCCGTTTGTAACCGGCATTCTCCAGACAATCAGTCTGGACGAGCTGCTTGGCAAATGGCAGGATGAGCTTGATCGGTTTACTGATGCACGATCTAAGGAAGTCGATGACTGGATTGCTCAGGAGGAAAGCGATTTCACGGCTTGGTTCAATAAAATGAAAGCGGACCTCCAACAGGAGCAGACCGTTCTTGACCAGTGGATCGCATCTGAACAGGCTGATTTTCTTGCCTGGTATAATCAGATGAAAGATCAGCTAAGCGGCGATGTCGCCGGTAATCTGCAACTTGAGATCGACAAGGAAGAGGTCAAGCGGATTTTACTGGTTGGCTTTGAAGACGGAACCAAGGAGTTTTCGGATGATGGTACTGTTATCACTTCGACTGCGAGCGATGGTAGAATCCTGACGAAGACTTTCTCTGATGGATTCCTGACGATGACAAATGTGTTGAAGAGTGCAGCGGGGGCAGAGGTGGCGAGAGCCGTCAAAACTTTTGACTCCGACGGCAAGCTTATCAGTACCGTTGTCACTTATTCTTAAAGCGAAAGGAGAACAATCAAAATGGCAGAAGAAGATCTGATTTTCGGTAAAAACCGACACTTCTTCGGCGGCATTGAGCCGTCTAATATGCTGGCATTTACTGCGCATGGCGGTATGCTCCAGGGACAGTATTGTGTTTCTATCACAGCTACACTCCCTAATGACACAGTAGTAAATGGACAGACACTTTGCACCGTGAAAGGTGCGATTATCCGAAGGAAAACGACTGATTATCCGAAGGACGAATTCGACGGCGATCTTGTCGCCGATATTAAGGAATCCACAACTTTTATGGATTCTGGGCTGTCATCGACCGGAACCTACTACTATGCCGCTTTTCCTTATACCACGCAGGGTGTGTATAATCGAAATAAGTCTAATCGCGCTGTAGTAAATGAACCGGAGCCGATGCAGGAGTTTTCCGCTAAATCGGTATATGTTTCAGCATCTGACACCGTTAAAGTTGAGATTACGGCGAAGTTGCCGAGTGGTGTAGCCGGCGCAGTTATCCGTAGGAGCACAACTGGTTACCCGACCAGTGAAGCGGAGGGAGAACTGTTCAAGAACATCACTGCGAACGGTACTTATACGGATACTAATGTGACGGTTGGTGTGGTGTATTACTATTCCGCATTTCCTTACACTAGCACCGGTGCTTACAATCGCAGCGAGGCAAACAGAACCAGTGTAACGCCGAAGAAGAGAGACTATCTGTTTGGCTATGACCTGGTCAAGGCAACCTCCAGCCCCACAGGACGAGTAACTTATCCTTCTGATGTGGATAATGCGGCATTTACTCCGGCGGCTATGAATTTCAGCACCGGTAAGTTCAACTATGGTGGTTGGGCATTTGATCCGGGCGAAAAATTCATGCCTCGTCCTTGCATGCTGACTTACGCCGGAAAGGTTGACCATTATCTTAATCCTAACGACTATACCAGGAAGGTTGACGGTTCTGTTTCCAAGATTGCAGACTCTTCCTTTGACGGCAATGCCATGATGGAATGGCCGAAGATCTACACGAAGCGTTGGGAGTCGAACGGCGTCTATCATTTCCGCTGCTCCGACACCCCGCAGGATGCCGACTGGGATTGCTGGTGTAACTACGACCGCAATAACAACCAGATCGACCATTTCTATACTCCGATTTATTTTGGGTCTTCGGTGAACGGCAGATTGAGATCTCTTAGCGGTAAAGGAAATAATGTTAACATGACTGCGTCTGCTGACATTAACGCTGCGATAGCAAACGGTGATGACTGGTACACCGAAGTGCTGGCTGACAGACTTCTGCTTCAGGATCTGTTGGTTATGATGGCTCGTTCTACTGAGTGCCAGACTGCATTCGGTTACGGACGGTGCAAGAGTTCCAACAGCAATGCTATTGCTCCCGGTACGATGAATACTAAGGGTATGTTCTGGGGTTCCAACGACCAGACCTCCGGTGTGAAGGTCTTCGGTATGGAGAATGTCTGGGGTAACCTGTGGCGTCGTACTGCTGGCTGGATCAATGCCAATGGTACGCAGAAGGTTAAGCTGACTCGTGGTACGCATGATGGTTCTACTGCAACCGACTACAATACGGACGGCAGCGGTTATAAGACTATCGCAAATGCTACCCCGGCTGGAACTTCCGGCGGTTATATTTCCAGTATGAAGACGGAAGCATTCGGACGGCTGCCTGTTACTGCAAGTGGTTCCAGCAGCACTTATGAGGCTGACGGTATGTGGTATAATAACGGCCAGGTCAATTATGCGTATGTCGGCGGTGGCTGGGGCAATGGCCTGGTGGTCGGTCCTTTCTGCGCTAATCTGAACGATGCGGCGTCCTATTCGTACTCGGACGTTGGCGCGGCTCTCTCTTGTAAACCGCTTGCTGCTGCGTAAGCAGCGAGGAGAGGACGGGAGAACCTTAGGTTCGCCGGGTAAACGAAAACAATTAAATATTAGGGGTATACACTGCGCCCAGCGCGTATGTCGGCGGTAACTGGAACAATGACCTGATGGTCGGTCCTTTCTACGCTAATCTGAACAATACGGCGTCCAATTCGAACTCGAACAATGGCGCGGCTCTATCTTATCCATAAGAAGCTCTCTATAATGCAGTGTATGCCGCCATTTCAAAATGGCAAGAGATATCCGCATCTCTTCCTCACCACTTGGTGAAAATTAACTCGGTGCAAGCATCTGTGAGTAGCTGAGAATAAGTCGAAAGCGGATGAGAGGATAAGAGAGAACATGAAATCCTATAACCACTTGTACGAAAAAACAATATCCGAAACGAACCGAAGGTACGCCCTGTCACAAGCAAAACACAGCAAGAGATTTCGTAAAATCATGAAACACCGGCACATGTCTGACGATGCCGCAGTTGAACAATCCTTAGACTGGATAGTCAACTACGAAAACGCTGAGCATGTGCCGGTTTACATTTATGATGGGATTACTCGCAAGGAGCGCACTATTATTGTTCCTACGATGGAAGAGCTGCTTGTTCAGCATTGCATCGTAAATGCCATGAAGCCGATGTTCTGCAAGGGAATGTATGAACACAGCTATGCCAGTCTTCCGGGCAGAGGTGCCCATAAAGGAAAGCAGGTTATTGAGAAGTGGATCAGGACTGACCCGAAGAATTGTAAGTATGTCCTCAAAATGGATATTCGCCATTTCTTCGATACTATTCCACATGATTGTTTGAAAGCCAAGTTAAAGAAGACCGTTCATGACGAGAAGATGTTGGAGCTATTATTCTGCATTATCGATGTCACAGAGGTTGGTATTCCACTTGGTTTTTATACTTCTCAATGGCTTTCTAACTGGTATTTGCAGGGTTTAGATCATTTCATCAAGGAGCAGCTCTGTGCCGTGCACTATATGCGCTACATGGATGACATGGTCATTTTCGGAAGTAACAAGAGGGTTTTGCACCGCATGAGACAAGCTATTTCCGATTATTTGGAAATGGAGCTTGGCTTGGAACTTAAAGCGAATTGGCAAGTCTTTCGCTTTTCTTATGGTAACAACCAGGGGCGTGACCTGGACTTCATGGGATTTCGCTTTTATCGTAATCGAACGATTCTTCGAAAATCCATTATGTACAAGGCCACGAGAAAAGCTCGCAAAATCTCCAAAAAGGAGAAAGCAACCATACTCGATGCTCGGCAAATGTTGTCTTATCTCGGCTGGATCGACTGCACCGATACCTATTTGATGTATCGGAAGTGGATAAAACCATGTGTCAGCTTCCAGCAATTGAAACGAAAAGTTTCACGATATGACAAATACGACGAGAAGCGAGTATATCAAAAACTCGTCAGTCTTTATACTGCGAAAGGAGGAAAGTCGCATGGAGTTGAATTACAAGTACGCCGAGAGCACAGTCCAACCGACTGCACTTGAGGTTACTGTTGGAACCGTATATCTCCGCAAGGACGTTACGAGTATTACACGAACTTCAGAACAGGGCGAAAAAACCACTTATTGGACTTATCAGGAAGCGACGCTGACCCCTCAGGAGTTCAATGAATACACCAATCTGCTTATGGCTGAAAACGCCATTAAAGGCACGAATGATTCGGACAACATTGTTCAGCTCATGGCAGGTCAGGAAACTGGTGATTCCCAGCAGCTTGCCATCATGGAAGCAATTGCTGATCTGTATGATGCTGTCGCAGCAATGATTCCTTAATGAGGAGGTAGCAAAAATGGTCAATCTTTATGCCACGCTTATCATCAATAAGCGTAGAACCTTCGACCAGGTGCCTGAAAAATTTAAGGCAGATGTCGAGGCAAAATTGTTAGAATATGGCTACGATACCAACGGCGATCTTATCGCTGAGGAGGAGTAACCATGTTTTATATTTTATCCAAAATTTTGATAGGAGGTAACAACATGGTAGCACTGTATGTCGCACTCATCATCGCAGGTCGTCGAACCTTTAATCAGGTTCCGGCAAAGTTCAAGGCTGCTGTTAAGGCTGATCTGGAAGCTCTCGGCCTTGACGAAAACGGTAATCCGGTGGATTAACCGAAATTGGCAGGGAGTCTACTTCACGGTGGGCTCCCTCGCCTAATTAAAAGAGGTTTGGGGTGATATTTCCTACAAGCTTCTTATTTCATTTATGACTTCAAGGAGGATGATATATGGAAATGGAACCCTGGTTGCAAACGCTATTAACCATTTTGGGGACGATACTTGCTTCTTCTGGATTTTGGGCATACATCCAGGAGCGAAGCAAACGAAAAGCTGCTGAGAATAAGCAAAATAATCTTGAAATGCAAATGCTCATTGGTCTGGCTCATGATCGCATTATCTATCTCGGCATGGTCTACGTTGAGAGAGGCTGGATTTCGCAGGACGAGTACGAGAATTTGTACGAATACTTATATAAGCCTTATGAGAAATTAGGCGGTAATGGCTCAGCCAAGCGAATTATAATGGAAGTTAATAAATTACCCATTCACAAATCGACTTACACTTATAAAGGAGAAAATGGAATGCAGGTTTAACAGGAGGTGAGATTATGAGTTACTCTGTTTCAGGGACAATGATTACGCTGACCAGAGGAGACACTTTTACGGCTCTTATCACAATCACTGACTCGGAGGGTAATCAGTATGTTCCTGTTAAAGGGGACCGTATTCGGTTCGCAATGAAAACTGACTACGAAGACGGAGCACCTCTCCTCATCAAAGAAATCCCGATCGACACAATGATTTTAGTCATTGAGCCAGAAGACACCAAGCCGCTTGCATTTGGCAAGTATGTCTACGACATCGAGCTGACAAAAGTAACGGGAGAAGTGGACACCTTCATTACCAAAGCAACTCTTAAGCTGACGGAAGAGGTGCATTGATATGAGCAGTATAAAAGCGTTCGAATGCCTTACTGGACATATCTCGGGACTATGCACACTGTCTGGCGAATTATCCTGTAAAGGCGGTTTATCTGGTAAACTATCTGCTGTGATAAACTACAATGTCTATTCGGGAGAATATGAAGTGGTACCGAGCGCTTTTAATACTCAGGTTTTGCCCACTGCCAACAAGGTGCTTAAGAAAGATGTGGCAGTTCAAAAAGTCCCATATTTCGAAACCAGTAACGTTCAAAATGGAGTTACAGTTTACATTGCAGAGGAGGTAAATTAAATGCCCAATCAGTATATCAACAAGGTCATTTATGGTGGCAGAACCCTGATTGACCTTACCAGTGATACCGTGGAAGCCAGTAAGCTTCTTTTGGGAACCAAGGCTCATGATAAGAGTGGCGCCCAGATTGAGGGCACTTGTACATTTGACGTAGATTCTACGGATGCAACTGCTGCTGCCGCTGAAATTCTGGCGGGTAAGACCGCGTATGTCAGTGGCAACAAACTTACAGGTACTATGAAGAATAATGGTGCCGTTAGTAAGAAGATTACTACCAGAGATGAGGATGTTACAATTCCTCAGGGTTTCCACGATGGCAGTGGTAAAGTGGGAATCGACACAACCGAAAAAGGTAAGCTGGTTGCCAACAATATTCGAGAGGGCGTAACTATCCTCGGCATTGAGGGTACAATGTCCGGCTCGGAAAACATGAAACCGCAGGCTAAGACAGTTACACCGTCCACCGCAAAGCAGACGATTCTACCTGATGCAGAGTATAACTGTTTGTCTCAGGTAGAAGTTGAAGCAATTCCTTATGTTGAAGCTGATAATCCTGCTGGGGGAGTGACGGTAACGATTGCGGGGTGAGAGTAAATGGCTATAAATAAGGTCGTTTACAATCGCCGGACGTTAATCGATCTGACCGCCGACACCGTCAGCAAGGAAACCCTTAAAAAGGGATTTACAGCTCATCAGGCCGATGGTACAATGATAACTGGTGAGTTTATTGGCGATGATTACGATGAAATCGACCGAATTCTTACAGCTGGTCTAACAGATGGCTATAAACATTTTTCGGACGATGGCACAATCATCAGCACAATCGATTCACAGGGTCGGACTTTGGTCAAGACCTTTTCAAATGACTTCTTGACCTGCACCACGGTTCTAACTGATCCGGACGGAGTTGAGCTTGGGCGTACTGTGAAGTCTTTTTCGGATAACAGCAGTACAATCATTACTACCGACTCTAAAGGGCAGAAGCTTGTTAAGAAGTTTTCGAATAACATGCTTAACATGGAAGCGGTTCTTACGGATGCTGCTGGTAAGGAGCTTGCCCGTCTTACAAAAGTCTTTTCCGCAGACGGGAAAGATATCAGTTCGACCGTAGTTTATGGAAAATAAGATGTGATTTGAAGCCGTCACATGTAGGTTATTTCTGCATTATTCCTACACTTTGGCTCAAAAAGCAAGTAATTACGGGATATTTTGCTTCTAATATAGAAACTTACCATGGTCTAACCACTTCTAAACCCCTGCAATTACGCTGTTTTCAGAGTAGTTAGAAGCGAATAGATGCCGAGAAATGTAGGTAACTCGTGCATTATTTCTATACTACTCCTACATCTATATTCCTACACAAAGTCAGCCTCTTCGTTGTGCTGAGTGCCTTTATTGGTGCTCCCACTTCGGGGAGGCTTTTCTTTGTTTTTACAAGCTATTTTATTTTTTCGATTTCGTCTTTCAGCCACTCAAATTCTCTTTGAGTATAAACCTTTTCGGTGATGTCAGAGATCTTGTGACCGACCATATATTTGATTGCATACTCATCGACACCGTACTTCTTAGCCATCGTCACAAAATGTTTACGACCATCATGCGGTCTATGCTCGGGGTTCAAATTCAATTCATCTCGAATCATACAGAATCCTTTTTGGTATCGAGCATAAGTAAGTGCAGTGTTTTTGCTGCGAGCAGTCGGATTAACATAATTGAGCAGATACAGACTTCCAAGTTCCTGAGCCTCTTTATATTTTCGCTCAACCAAATGACGGATCTTCGAGTGAATAGGAACAACACGATCTGTGCCAGCATCAGTTTTAATACCGCCTCGGAAAGTCCAGCTTTCCAAATCCACATTTTTTAATTCCAGCAAACCAAGTTCTTGGGGGCGCCAACCAGAATAGCACTGGATGAGCAGAACGTCTACAAGCATTTTATCATCAGCGTGTTTCCAAAGCAAGTCCATCTCTTCGTCCGTAAAAGGAATATGCTCGTTCTTAACTGTGACAATTTCCTTGATGGTTTCCTCACTGAGGTTAAAAGTTCGTGAATAGTTCCGGTCAACAAGCTCGTACTCCAAGGCATAATCAAGCAACAAGTTAAACAAAGACTTGATCTGGTTCTTCATGGATGCGCTCGGCGTCTTCTCTTCACCTCGAACCTTCGATATGCCTTCGTCCATACAACCTTTTACATGACGAGCGCGGACATCTTTGACTCGCATATCATACACGGCCGAGCAATACCCCCATGCTGAAGCTACCGAACGAGTGCTTTTAACCGTCTTCTCGTATTCGGCAAGCCATTTCTCATAAAGCTCTTTCATAGTGATAGATGGTTCAAGGTCGTAAGGGTTCTTATTGTACTCGACAAGAGCAGCGTAGGCATCGTTGTATGTCGGAAAGTATGACTCCGGTTTAAGAGGTTTGCAGATAGGCCGTCCGTTCGAATCCTTTCCGACACTTATCATCGCTCGAAATGGGTTGCGGAGATTCCGATTCTTGATCTCACTGATCTGCCCGAAACCATTTGGCAGCCTACGGCGTTTGTTGTTCTTGTTCCGAGTTTTTCTCGGTTTTATATTTGGTTGCAATGGAAACCCACAGTGAGGACAAGAAACTGCTTTGTCACTTACTTGTAATTCACATTCAGGACATTTTATCAACACTATTATCACCTTCCCCCATTGATTTGCTATTAGTAATCATATATCATAAGTGTAGGAATGTCAACTCCTACACCGAACTTTTTTAATCAGAGAAAAGAGAGAGCATATATGATTAGTGATAACCAATCAATCTGCCCAAAGTGCGGAGGGCAGCTTAAATACTACGATCATGTTCAAAGATTGGTACGGACGAAATTCGGCAACAAAAAATGGGTAGCTATCAGAAGACTTCGGTGCTGTAAATGCCATGCAGTTCATCGAGAGCTTCCTGACTTTATATTTCCGTATAAACAGTATGAATCGGACATTATTATCGGCGTTCTTGAAGGTCTTATTACTTGTGAGACTTTAGGGTTTGAAGATTATCCTTGCGAAATGACAATGATTCGTTGGCGCTTGTTTCCACCGAGGTTGTTTTTACTAACAGCCGTTCCTAACCTAAAATAGCGGTTGAAAGGAGGCAAACGCCAATGGAAGAAATTATATTTGCATCGGGGTCTGTCCCGGTAGCAGTTGCAGCACGAGTCTACGGGAAAGACGCATCCTGGATTCGAGCCGGCATCGTATCTGGTTGGCTACCGATCGGAAAAGCTACTCGGAGTGGGAAGCTCATTACGAATTTAGAGGAAATGAACTCTAAGTACGGACGCATCAACTTTTATATTTCGCCTAAGCTCCTCTGGCAGGAGACCGGCTATATATGGAGGGGTGAACGCACATGAGTACGTTGATACGACCGGAACTTTCCGAAACTAATCGTTACTGGATCGAGAAACACCGCTATTACGAATTGAAGCATTTCTGCTTACAGTACCCATTATGGCGTCATGCGTACAATTCGTTAATAGACTATCCGTGTTCATGGCCACAATTGGTTCCGCCCTGTAAAACGAATGTTGTTAGCGATCCCATTACCAAGCATATTGATGAGAGGATGTACTATGCCGACCGCATGAAGATGGTGGAACAGGTTGCAAAAGAAACGGACGAAGAGCTTTCGTGTTATATTTTGGAAGCTATAACGGAGGGTATTTCATATGACCATTTGAAAGCCAGAACCGGTATCCCATGTTGCAAGGATGTTTATTACGACTTGTACAGACGGTTTTTCTGGCTGCTTAGTAAGGAGAGACAGTAATGAAGATTGTAGATATTGCAGTGAAAAAAGTCTATCGCTTCAACTGCCCGAATTGCCAGAGTAGGCTTGAAGCCGACAGCAGTGAGCTGACAGACATCGGAGGCAAAGTAAGCAAGTTCTATTGCCCCGTATGCCGTAAAGACCGATATATAACCTGGTCTGACTTACGGAAGAAGATCGTCTACGAGGGTTCGCAAGAATAACAGTGTCCTTTATGGAGAAGTGAGAGCTGATGCACTATAGCATTGGCTCTTTCTTTTTTCTAACTTAGATTAAAACCCGGATGGAGGTGACAGGTATATGTGTTAAATTAGTATCTGGAAAAATCCCCGGGTTGAAATTTTTGAAAAACAATTTGAAAGGAGATCACCGTGGGAGTTGTCTATGTAGTTATCGGAATTATGATTGGGTTTGCCGTCTCATCTATCATTCGCCGAAAGCATCCAGTTGGTTTTTTGCGTATTGACAAGTCTGATCCGGACGGACCCTATCTTTTTCTTGAACTGAAAAAGAGCGTTAATGAAATTATAGCTCAAAGAACTGTCCTATTAGAAGTGAAGCGTGAAGACTTTATTCCGCACAAATAACACTTCCTTTTATGGAACCCTATTAAAACGAAAGGAGAAACGAATATGGGTGAAGAAAACAGAAGTTTGTTGGAAGAGGAGATCAAAGCCGAAATTAAACGCTTGGGATCTCTCGAATCCGGAAGTCAGGAGCATACCACAGCAGTGGATAGCTTGACGAAGCTGTACAAACTGAAGCTCGAAGAGGACAAGAACACCTATGAGCGTCTGGATAAGATCGAGAATCGTGAAATCGATCAAGAGTCCAAGATGGCTCAAATGGCAGAGTCTGTCAAAGATCGATACTTCAGACTTGGTATGGCTGCCGCTGAGCTGGTGCTGCCGTTGATGTTCTACGGCGTTTGGATGAGACGAGGTTTTAAGTTCGAACAGGACGGAACTTTCACCTCTCAGACATTCAGAGGTTTATTCAGTCGATTCAGACCGACTAAGAAATAAACCGGTTCCAAAAGCGGAGAGTTCGTGCATACAACACGTTCTCTTCGTTTTTCTCCTGCTCGAAATTTACAAGGGCTATTGTGAGAGATGTAAAAGTGCTTTTTATCTCTTGATAAAATACTGATGGCCGCTATACTTAATAGTGCCACACAATATCAAGGAGGTAATTTGCAATGAGCTTTTTTAACGACGCGCAGAGAGACGGTTTACTTACTGGACGGTATATTTGCAGTGAATGCGGAGGACTTATGGAATTTGAAGACGAGTGGGAAGATACTTTAGTATGCCCGGCTTGCGGTCACTCCGTCGATTTAGAGCATTACGGTATGGAGAACGATGAAGAATATGATGCTCTATATCCGACCAGAGATCAGATCTGCGACGACTAATTAAGACTATTAGCAAAGGGGAAGGAGTCCTGACGAGGGCTCTTTCTCTTTTCTTTTTATAGGTGATGGATATGCGATACCATTTTGACAAACCGGAAATTTACTTGACCTTGTATGGCGAGCGTTATATTTGTGAGCATCCGGTTTACAATAGCTGCACTCTCTACAGAATTGAAGAAAGAGGTTTAGCAGTAATTCAGCAACGATTTGACTCCGAGACGAAAAGTACATGGTGGAGCGAAGTTGACCCTTGGATTACTGACGCTTTATATTTGCACCCTGATTTTCGAGAATACTTTGAAATGAGGGCTGGGACTTGTACGGACGGACTATACCCTACTGTAACGGTTCGCCAAATTATGTGGGCATTAAAAATGAAGCCTATTCAGAAAGAACGATGGGAAACCGTATTCGATAGACGGGATATCTAAGCGCAAAAAACGCATCTCCCTTTATGAAAAACCATTGAATTTTGAAGGGAGACATGGATTATGAAAACACTAAAGAACAAGCTATATGCTGTAGTATTACTTATTTGTGGGTACTTACCGGTACTTATCGACAAAGATGCAACAGCATTAGTATTCTTTGCGTTTATCGCAATACCGTTGTTCTTTGCAAAAGAAAACTGGATTTATTGAGGATTGAGCCGCCAACAACGGCTCTTTTCTTTTCGCCAAAATTACAACCCCTATTGTGGAAAACGATGCTATTCGAAAGGAGTAAAAGGAGCATGGACGAAATGAAAATTGGTTCTAAATTCACTACGAGCATTATCTCGAAATTGGCGAGTTTGGCAATCCGAAAGAAATTTGGTTATGATGTAAAACTGAATTTGAATGAGGTAAAAGCCACAGTCGTTGACGGAAAGACGCATGTTCATCTGGATATAGATGCCGATCTTGAGAAAGATGAACTTACTAAAATCCTGAAAAGTATTGGTTTGTAAAATCTGAAAGGAGCTGCTAACAACGGCTCTTTTCTTTTGCCGCGCGAAATTTACAAGTCTTATTATGAGAGACGGGTTAGCTCAGTTGGTAGAGCGCCACATTTCTGTGGAGGTCGTCGGTTCGAATCCGATACAGTCTCTCTTGCTTTTTATTTTCGCATGAAAGGAGAAAAGACATGAGCATCGATCAGCTTGATTTAATCTTGTATGACATGTACCGCATGGACGCTTGGCTGCCGCCTTTGTTTGGTAAATGGACTGAAGATTATAAAAAAGCGAGTTACTCACAATGGGCTGTCGACGAGCTCAGAGATTTTATCGCCGAACAGATTTACCCTCGAAGAGAAGGGTCTATTGATGAATTCTGTAAGCTCACGCATGAATTTATGATGAAGACCGCTAAGTATGCGAGGGTGAATCCAAACACGAGTCTTATGTTTCGATCTGCCAGTGAAATGGCAGCGAACATTTTAGACCTACTAAGGGCTATGGAATAACAAAAAAACATGAAAGGAGAAAAGACATGAGTAAGAACCAGGCAATTCAGAAGTTGCTGCATAAGTCAGGGCTTTGTATCAGGAAATACTCACCTGTTGCATTGTCTTGTGTAGCATCAGCCGGCGTGGTAGTCACGGCAATTGCAGCAGCCAAAGCGACCCCACGAGCAGTAGCGTTAGTTTACGCAGACAGTCGCAAAAAGCATGATGGCGATCCATATGCGTACACCAAGAAAGAGGCGTTCATCGCTGCATGGAAATGTTATATTCCGGCGGTAGCATTTGGGGCTTCTACTATCGCTTGCATTATGGGCGCTAATGCACTAAACCGACGTCAACAGGCAGCACTAACAAGCGCATATGCGCTTGTCCAAAGTTCTTATAAGGAGTATAAGGACAAGCTGAAAGAGCTCTATGGTGAGGAAGCTCATAATGCTATCGTAGATTCTATCGCCAAAGAAAAGTGCAAGGACATCAGTATCTCTGCTAATGGAGGTTGGTACGATTCTTCTCTCGATTTTGGTGAAAGCATGGAGCCAGAAGTCTCCCGCACTTTCTACGATAGCTTTTCACAAAGATATTTTGAGTCGACCATCGAGAAGGTCATTCAGGCTGAGTACCAACTGAACCGCAATTTCATGTTTGCAGGTGTTATTCCTCTAAATGATTTTTACGAGTTTCTCGGACTTGAAAAGACGGAACTCGGAGATGCCGTAGGATGGTCAAGCTGTAATGGCGATATTTATTGGATCGACTTTAACCATCACCGACTCACTTTGGATGACGGCATGGAGATATATGTTATCGACATGGTTTTTGAGCCTACAGCTGAGTGGATGGAAGATCTGTAAGTTCGCAAAAAATACATTTCACTTTATGAAAACGAAAAGGAGGTTTCGCTTTATGAATAATGCAAAATTGGTTAAAATCCTGGGTCTTGTCGCTACCGCAGTAGGTATGGGGGCTACGCTCCTCACTGACTGGGTGAACGAGAAGAAGATGGAAGAAAAAATTGATGAACGCATCAATGAGAAGCTTGCCGCACTTAGCGATGAAGAAGACGAGGAGTCCTAACAAGGGCTCTTCCTCTTTATCCGAACGATATGTGTGATGCAAGCACGGCTGTTTCGATTATCCAACGATATGTTGGTGAGCATCTGTTCAGTCCATCCTTCACATGGCCAAAGTATGAATTCAGAAAAAGGTCATATCAGCAATGGGCTGCATATGAAATCTGTCATCGAATCTTGGACAAGCCTTTTGATGATCCAATCACCGTCATCGAAAATTTCATGTTCGAGATGGCTATGTATGCTTGTTACGGCGAGGACGAGCAGCGTAGCTTTATATTTCAGAGTGCAGTCGAAACAGCTGAAGAATTAAGTCTACTATTTGTTTAACCGAAAGGAGAAAATCATGCCTAAACAAAGTTTAGCAAGCATTGCCAAAGGTGTACGGACGGCAATGAAAAAACATAGTCCTGAAATTCTCACCGGTATCGGAATTGCCGGCATGATTACCACCACTGTTATGGCGGTAAAAGCAACCCCAAAAGCTCTGATTCTGCTTGAAGAGAAAAAAGATGAGTTGGATACGGACAGACTTGAGCCGAAGGACATCATCAAGACAGCTTGGCCTTGTTATATTCCGGCAGCTGTCGTAGGCTCCATCTCTGTATTCTGCCTGATTGGGGCAAGCTCGACTAATCTTCGTCGAAATGCTGCGCTGGCAACGGCATATACCCTTTCGGAGTCGACTCTCAAAGAGTATCAGGAAAAAGTCGTTGAGACAATCGGTGAGAAAAAGGAACAGTCCATTCGAGACTCTGTGTCGAAAGACAAGATGGTTAAGAACCCTGTTCGAGAAGTTATTCTCACCGAAAGCGGCGGGAACACAATCTGTTACGATGTCTTATCCGGACGATATTTCAAGTCTGACAGGGATAAGATTACCAGAGTCATGAATGAACTGAATCGGCAGATGCGTGACGAAATGTATGTCACACTAAACGATTTCTACTATGAACTCGGTTTAGACGGAACCAAGATGGGCGATATGCTCGGATGGAACATTGATAAGGGTTACATTGACCTTGCTTTCTCGTCCCAGCTGGATGCAAATGGCACCCCTTGCCTGGTGATTGACTATCAGGTAGCACCAGTTTACGACTATCAGTAAATTTGCCGCGCGAAATTTACAACTTATTTAATGGAAGAACATTCCACAATTTCACACATTTGAAAGGAGATTTCACAATGAACAACAATGAGATTATGAACAACGAGGTCGTTGAAGCTACCGAAGAGGTTATCGAGAACGCTGGTTTGAGCAAGGGCGTAAAGATTGCTGCGGGTATCGGCTTGAGCGTAGTTGTAGGCGTGGTCGTCTACAAGTATGTAGCAAAGCCGGTGATCGCAAACATCAAAGCCCAGATCGAGCAGAAGAAGATGGCTGCTGAGGAGAATACGGTTATCTTGGAAGAATCTGATGTTGTCAGCGAAGACAACTGAAAATGCGAATTTGAGAAGTTCGGATAAGGGAGAGTACCTGTAACAAGGTGCTTTCCCTTTTTTCTTTATCTCTCGAAAGGAGGAAAAAATATGCAGCAGTATCAATACGACGGTCCTGTTATGCGATTCGATGATTGCATACAACATCGCTGGAAAGCAACTACTGTTGCTCCGACAGAAGCGAAAGCGAAGAGTAATCTCGCCTATCGATACAAGAAAGAAAACGGCTTGATGCCAAACACAAAAATTACTCTGCCCGGTAAGCTGATTCCGGCATAAGAAAGGAGATTACCCAGTGGAAGATTACAAGTCTAATTCTGATAAAGCTCGTCAGGAGCAGCAGTCAGAAAAGAAAGTTGAGGCGGTTATTACCGGGGCTGCAAAAACTCGAAAAAAAGGCGAGATGCAAAAATTTGCAGATGTATTTATTGCCGAGGATGCAAACAATGTCAAATCTTATATTTTGATGGAGGTTATTGTGCCGGCTGTTAAAAAGGCGATTTCTGACATTGTCACTACCGGTATCGACATGATTCTCTACGGCGAGGCAGGTCGCAGCAAGAAAAACGGAACCGCATCTAAGGTGTCTTATCGAAATTACTACGATCAAGGCGCAGACAGAGTGCGTGCTGGTTCTGCCGGTAATAGACGCAATACACCTGACTATGATGATATTCTCTTCGATACCCGCGGAGACGCAGAAGCGGTTCTCGATGCAATGAACGATATCATCAGCCAGTATGGAACAGTAAGCGTATCCGATTTCTATGATCTCGCTCGTGTTCCCAATGATAATTTCACTATGAACCGCTACGGTTGGACAAATATTGGCGGTGCAACTGCGGTACGGGTTCGAGACGGTTATATTCTGAAACTGCCTCGTGCAATCCCGCTGAATTGAAAGGAGAAAAAATAATGCTTGAATGCAAAATTTGTGGCACTAAATTCAATGCCGTTATCGAGAGACATTATCTTGCTCGTGATAACGGAAAAACTGGGCTGGCAGTTGCCTTTGGCTCTACTGCTGAAGAATGCCTGTATGATGCATTTGACTGCCCGATGTGTGGTTGCCAGGTAATCGCAAAAGAGCGTAAGCGTGATTATATTTCGTTTGTCAAGGAGGATGAAGATAATGAACAGATCTGAGACTCTTGATAAAGCAAAGGCTTGTGTATGCGGGCAGAGAGAGAACGAATACGGCTCTCCGGAAGATAATTTCGCCGCTATTGCTGGCTTTTGGAGCGTCTATAAAGGCGTTGAATTCACTGCAAATGATGTTGCCATGATGATGGCACTTCTTAAGATTGCACGAATCCGGACAGGCACGGCTACGGACGACAGCTATGTCGATTTAGCTGGATATGCTGCCTGTGGTGCAGAAATCAATTCCAACAAATAACGAAAAGGAGATTTTATAAACATGAAAAATAAGACTGAAATCATGAAGAGCGTGAACGGCGTGGCTTCCAAGACCGTTATGAAGCTTAAGAAACACAGCCCTGAGATTCTTGTTGTGGCTGGTATTGCCGGTACGGTCGTAAGTGCTGTCCTCGCTTGCAAGGCTACCACTAAGGTGGCAGAGATTCTCGATGAAACTAAGGGTACTCTTGATACTATCCATGAGGGTATGGAAACTGGCGCAATCAACGGTCAGGAGTATACGACCGAGGACGGCAAGAAGGACACGGTTGTGGTCTATGCTCAGACGGGAATGAAGCTCGCAAAGCTTTATGGTCCTGCCATCATTCTTGGTACGCTGTCCATTACCAGCATTCTGGCATCCAACAATATTCTTCGCAAGCGCAATGTTGCTCTCGGGGCGGCTTATGCTGCAATCGATAAGAGCTTCAAGGAGTATCGTGGTCGGGTCATCGAGCGTTTCGGCGAGCAGGTCGACACTGAACTGAAATATGGCATCAAAGCGAAGAAGTTCGAGGAGATCGAAGTTGATCCCGAGACCGGTAAGGAGAAGAAGGTCAAGAAGACTGTGATGGTCGCTGACCCTAATCTCCAGAGCGATTATGCTGTATATTTCGACAGCAAGAGCCGCAACTACGAAACCAATCCCGATTATAACCGCATGTTCCTCAAGGCACAGCAGGCATTTGCAAACGACAAGCTTCAGACCCGTGGTCACCTCTTCCTTAATGAGGTTCTGGACGATCTGGATCTTCCTCGTACCCCTGCTGGTCAGATTGTCGGTTGGACAAAGGATGGTCCGGACGGCTATGTTAATTTCCGTATCGTTGAGGTAGAGCGTGAGACCGAGGATGGTCGTCATGAGCCGGCGCTTCTGCTCGACTTCAATGTTGAGGGTAACATCTGGGAAAAGATGTAATCAACCACCTTCAGACTTGGACTGGGGGTGATATTTTTAATGTAAAGGAGTTTTAATAATGCGCATCAAACCACGAGCGATAGCCGCCGTTCTCTGCATGATATTCTTTATTGGTTTTGCAGTATGCGGTGTGGTTCGCTCTACAGATAAAGAAACATCGGAGATTAAGCAATCTTATCCAGTTCTTGCGGAGGCAGAGCCGGTGATTATGGCTGATCTTCTGATGGAGTCTCCTAACTTAACACCTGAGGTGAAGAATGAGCCGGACTATCCTCTTACACAAGAAGAAATCGACCTCATAGCACTCGTAACCATGGGTGAAGCTGAAGGAGAAACAGAACTGGGAAAACGCTTGGTCATTGATACAATTCTTAACCGTATTGACCATCCATCTTTCCCGGACACTGTGTACGATGTTATTTATCAACCCAATCAGTTCAGCGTGATGTGGAACAGCAGGATTGACCGTTGTTATGTCATGCCTGAGATTGTTGAGTTGGTAAAAGAAGAACTTTTGGAACGGACAAATTACGATTGTGTGTTCTTCATGGCCGGAGGATACAGCAAGTATGGTGAGCCTTTGTTTCAGGAGTGTTGTCACTACTTTTCGAGTTATGACTGAAAGGAGAACATAAAATGAAAGCTTTATTTTCGTACATTCTTTCCACTATGGCAGGGCTTTGCCTCGTAGGAGGCATTGCTGTTCTCTCCGGTGGAAAGGAGTAAATAATGGATATTCTGGATGACTTCATCTCAACCGTCGATGCCATGTTGGACAGTCGGCGGAAAAGACACATTACTGGCGGGATTCTTCTGAGTGCAGCATTGCTGTTCGGAGGTCTCGCCATTACTGTTGTTACAATTCAAACTGACGAGGAGGAATACGAAGATGAGTAAAACCGGTTTCGCTATGTTTCTGGCTGGAGCCACGGTAGGCGCCGCAGCGACATGGCTTTGTCTTAGACGGTATTACGAGCAGATTGCACAGGAAGAGATCGATTCTGTGAAAGCAGCATTTGCCGAAAGAAAGCCCGTAAACACTAATATTGCCAAGAATGAAAAGAGCAATGAAAAACAGAAGGAGAATCAGCATAAGGCAGATATTGCCAAGCTGAAACCCGACCTGGTGAATTATGCTGCCAAGCTTCAGGAAGAGGGCTATACCAATTACACGGAGCACAGCAAGAAAAATACTGAAGAAAAAAAGGATGATCCTATGCCCAATGAACCTTATGTCATCTCTCCGGACAATTATGGCGAGAATGACAATTACACGCAGATCAGTCTGGTCTATTATGCTGGTGACGAAGTCCTTGCCGACGATGAAGATGAAGTCGTCGAGGATATTGAGGACACTGTTGGCGAGGACTTTGCTGAACATTTCGGAGAGTATGAGGACGATTCGGTCTTTATTCGTAACGACCGTCTGAGATGCGATTATGAAATTCTCAGAGACAATCGCTCTTTCTCCGATGTGGCTGAAGGCTCCAACTACTAATAGGAGGATCGAATGACTGAATTTGAGCTGAACAATGAATATTTTGAGTGGATGTGTCAGCTCGTATGTAACGAACGATATAGCCGGAGACTGTCTTATCAGAAGCTTCTCCGTCATCTGCATAATATTGATTTTCAATATATGCTGCCAATGGACGGAAATCGAGCTGAAGATGGGATAGATCTCCGGTATCGTTTTGGCTATGAAAAAGAATACGAGGGTCCTATGATTTCCAGTTATCTGGATAACCGCCCTTGCAGCGTATTGGAGATGCTTATTGCGTTGGCGTTTCGTTGCGAAGAACACATTATGACCGACCCGGATATTGGTAACCGAATGGGACAGTGGTTCTGGAACATGATTGTCAGTCTGGGTTTAGGGTCGATGAGTGATTCTCGTTTTGATGCGGCGTATACGGACGATGTAATATCTCGATTTATGAACCGCAAATACAAGCGAAATGGCGAAGGCGGTTTGTTTACCGTCGAACGCTGCAAGTATGACATGAGAACTGTCGAAATATGGTGGCAGATGAATTGGTATTTGGACAGCATCCTATGAAGGAGAATTACCATGATTCATACGCAAGTGTACGGGTTTTTCCAGACATGCTTACCCGACCAGGCGAAGGAGGTAAAAGAATACTTCCCAAATGGTAAAAACAGCATTCGAATTCGCAAAACCAACGGACAGGAATTTATATTTTCGTTGAGAGAGCCGAAGGCTTGGAAGTTTGAAACGATCGATCAATTTCTTGCCGACATGAAAGGAGAAAAGAAACATGGATGAAATGATTCGTTATATTTTCGGAAGTCTTCGCTGCTCCGAAACTGCGATGCGTGTGTTTGCTAAGACGCTCAGAAAACAGAGGTCTTTCAATCGCAGCACCGTCATGGTCGCCACGGTTATGACTGTGCACATGCTTATCCAGGACTTGGAGATTCGCAGTATGCGTGACGAGATCGGGAACCTTAAAAACGAAATCAAGGAGCTTAGAAAAACGGAAGGAGACTAAAGAACTTCGATGATCGACTTTTTAATGATTTCGACCCGTAGTACGAAGCGTGGTGTAATAGAAATCTATCCGAAGTTTATCATTAAGAAAAGCTCCGACCTGATGATTAGAGGCGGTGACTTCTATGCCATTTGGTTAGAAGACCGAGGTTTATGGTCTACGGATGAGCAAGATGCACTCCAGCTTATTGACCGGGAACTTGACAAGTATGCAGAGGAAAACCGCAAAAACTTTGATTCGAGTATTAAAGTTCTGCACATGTGGGATTCCGAATCCGGAATGATCGATTCGTGGCACAAATACTGTCAAAAGCAGATGCGAGACTCTTTCCACATGCTTGATGAGAAACTTATATTCTCCAATACTCCGACGAACAAAAAAGACTATGCAAGTAAGCGGCTGAACTACCCCCTTGAGGAAGGGACCACGGATGCATGGAATAAACTGATGTCCACAATCTACTCTGAAGAAGAGCGAACGAAAATTGAATGGGCTATTGGTTCTATTGTCTGTGGAGAGTCGAAAAAATTGCAGAAATTTATGGTTCTGTACGGTGCAGCAGGTACGGGTAAGTCTACAGTTCTGAACATTGTTCAGCAACTCTTTGAAGGATATTACTCGGTCTTTGATGCTAAGGCACTGGGTTCATCCAGCAACTCCTTTGCGCTGGAGGCATTTAAGACAAACCCACTTGTGGCGATTCAGCATGATGGCGATCTGTCTCGTATTGAGGATAATACCCGGCTGAACAGTTTGGTTTCGCATGAGCTGATGACAGTGAACGAAAAGTTCAAATCGACCTACGCAAACCGCTTCAAGTGCTTCCTGTTCATGGGTACCAATAAACCGGTCAAGATTACGGACGCAAAGTCAGGTCTCATCAGACGATTGATCGATGTGTCCCCTTCCGGAAATAAATTGAGTCCCAAGGAATACAAGGCGGTGACAAAGCAGATCGAATTTGAGCTCGGTGCGATTGCTTATCATTGTCAGGAAGTCTATCTGGAGAATCCGGGCAGATACGATGATTATATTCCCGTGACGATGCTCGGTGCATCTAATGATTTCTATAACTTCATTATTGATTCTTACCATGTCTTCAAGAAAGAAGACGGGACAACTCTCAAAGCCTCGTGGGAGATGTATAAAACCTATTGCGATGAGGCAAAAGTCACCTTCCCATTCTCTCAGAGGATATTTAAGGAGGAACTGAAAAACTACTTCCGGGATTATAAGGAGAGATTCAATCTCGATGACGGAACTCGTGTGCGAAGCTATTACATTGGCTTTCGAACCGAGAAATTCGAGGATAAGGCACTTACCGAGCAAGACGAGCCTGAGCATAAACTGATCGAGTTCTTAAAACAGAAATCGGTCTTCGATAGAGAATGCGCAGATTGTCCTGCTCAGTATGCTTCGGCTAAAGAGACACCAACTTCCAAATGGGATGAAGTTTCAACTAAGCTAAGCGACTTGACTACATCAAGATTGCATTATGTGAAAGTCCCGGAGAACCACATTGTTATCGACTTTGATATTCAGGATAAGGACGGCAATAAGTCGTATGAACTGAATCTCAAAGAAGCGAGTAAATGGCCGCCGACCTACGCTGAACTCAGCAAAAGCGGTCAGGGCATCCACCTTCATTATATTTATGCTGGTGATGTCAGCAAGCTCAGCCGAGTGTATGACGATCATATTGAAGTGAAAGTCTTCACCGGTAAGAGCTCGCTGCGCAGAAAGCTGACAAAGTGTAATGACTTGCCTATCGCAACGATCAACTCGGGTTTACCACTGAAAGGAGAAAAGCAAGTGATAAATTTTGAAGGAGTGAAGAGCGAGAAAGGGCTTAGAACGCAAATCAAGCGAAATCTGAACAAAGAGTACCATCCGGCAACAAAGCCCAGTATCGACTTCATTTACAAAATTCTTGAGGATGCTTATGCAAGCGGACTCAATTATGACGTGACGGATATGCGGAATGCTGTTTTGGCATTTGCAGCGAGCAGCACACATCAGGCGGATTACTGTATTAAGTTAGTCAACAAGATGCAGTTTAAGTCCGCAGACCAGTCAGCAGGAGCAAAAAATGATGACGCCAAGCTCGTGTTTTACGATGTTGAGGTGTTTCCGAACCTGTTCTTGGTGAATTGGAAAATCGAGGGCGATGGTAAGCCGGTGGTTCGTATGATTAACCCTACCCCGACTGAGATTGAAGAGCTGATGCGATTCCGTCTGGTTGGCTTCAACTGCCGCCGATACGACAACCATATTCTCTATGCTCGGCTGATGGGGTATACGAACGAACAGCTTTATAATCTCTCGACAAAGATCATCAACGGCAGCGCAAATTGCTTCTTTGGCGAAGCCTATAATGTGTCGTATACGGATGTGTATGACTTTTCCAGTAAGAAGCAGTCCCTTAAGAAGTTCGAGATTGAACTGGGTATTCACCATCAGGAACTTGGTCTGCCTTGGGACAAGCCTGTGCCGGAGGAGCTTTGGACTAAGGTTGCTGAGTATTGCGACAACGATGTCATTGCGACAGAAGCAACCTTTAATGCTCGTAAGGCGGACTTCACGGCTCGTCAGATTCTGGCAGATGTGGCGGGGATGTCCGTCAATGATACAACGAACTCGCTGACTACCAGAATTATATTTGGTAACAACCGCAAGCCTCAGGATCAGTTCAATTACCGTTTCATGGGTGACGAGAGTCAAATCTTCGACCCTAATGCGGATCTTCCGTTTACGATGGGGCTTGAAGACTACGACGAGTTCACACAGTTCGATAAAAACCATCGTCCCATCTTTCCTGGCTACACATTCGAGGGCGGTAAGTCCGTCTACAGAGACGAAGAAGTTGGTGAGGGCGGCTATGTATATTCTGAACCCGGCATGTACAGCAACATTGCTCTGCTGGATATTGCATCCATGCATCCGAGCAGTATCGTAGCGGAAGAACTCTTCGGACCGGAATACACAAAGCGATTCAACGAAATTCTTCAGGCTCGTATCGCAATCAAGCATAAGGATTTTGATAAAGCCAAGAAAATGCTGGGCGGTGCATTGGCTAAATACCTGACTGACGAAAATGCAGCGGCTGATTTGGCGCAGGCTCTGAAGATTGCAATTAACTCGGTATATGGTCTGACTTCAGCCGGGTTTGAAAATCCGTTCCGAGATAATCGTAACAAGGATAACATTGTTGCTAAACGAGGGGCCTTGTTTATGGTCAATCTCAAGCACGCTGTTCAGAGTCAGGGCTTTACTGTAGCGCACATCAAAACCGACTCCATCAAGATTCCGGACGCAACGCCTGAGATCATCAAGTTTGTGACTGAGTACGGCAAACTGTATGGGTACAACTTTGAGCACGAAGCAACCTATGATCGTATGTGTCTGGTGAACGATGCAGTTTATATTGCTCGATATGCTACGGTTGAGAAGTGCTGCGACCTGTATGGGAAAAAGTACATCGACTCTGCAAAAGATATTTGCAAGGAGAACAAGAAGCATCCGTATGCATGGACGGCGACTGGCACTCAGTTCCAGATTCCTTATGTCTTCAAGACGCTTTTCAGCAAGGAGAACATCGAGTTCGAGGATATGTGCGAGACGAAATCTGTAACTTCCTCGCTCTATCTTGACATGAACGAGGCTCTGCCGGATGTGTCTAAGCTTGAAGACGAGGTTGCCACACTGAAGAAAAAGTACGCTGACACAAACGGCGATTATCCCTTTGATATCGATGCAGAAATTCAGAGTAAGACAGCTGAAATTGCTAAGGGTCATGACTACCACTTCATCGGAAAAGTTGGTCAGTTCTGCCCGATTAAGCCTGGCTGCGGAGGCGGCATCCTGCTTCGTGAAACAGAAAACAAGAAGACTGGTGAAAAGGGTTACGCTGCTGCTACGGGTTCTAAGGGCTTCCGCTGGCTTGAGTCCGAGATGGTCAAGCAGCTGGACAAACAGGGCGACATTGACCGTGGTTATTACAACAACATGGTAGACGAAGCAGTCAAGTCTCTGTCTGTTTATGGTGACTTCGAACGCTTTGCGGCGGACGAACCGTATGTTTCGGATAACACACCACCGTGGTTCGGAGCTGGCGAGCCTCATGAGGACGATACTACGCCGTTTGATGTGAGGTAATGCTTATGATTTTAATTCTGTTAATTGCTGTGTTCATTTATATTTTGTGCACGGCTGATTCTACCGAGTCCTGTATTCCCAATGAGGAGTGCAGGACTTGTCCATTTCCATGCGATAAACGCAAAAATTGAAAGGAGAAACTAATTATGGCTTACAAAGCAGTAGACAACATCATCATCGAGAATGCTCGAATTATCTTCCGCAACTTTAAGGGTGAGGAGTCCAAGTACAATCGTGCTGGCTCTCGCAATTTCTGCGTGGTCATTGAAGATCCCGATATGGCGCAGAAACTTATTGCGGATGGCTGGAATGTTCGTGTTCTGGCTCCTCGTGATGAGGACGAGGCTCCTCGCCATTATATTCAGGTGGCGGTCAGCTTCGACAACATTCCCCCGAAGGTTATTATGATTACTCGTCGAGCTAAGACTCAGCTGGATGAGGAGTCTATCGGAACTCTGGACTTCGCAGAGATCCGCAATGTCGACCTGACTATCCGTCCCTACAACTGGGAGGTCAATGGTAAGACTGGCGTCAAGGCATACCTTAAGACGATGTATGTCACCATTGAAGAAGACGAATTCGCTGAAAAGTATGCCGAAACGGAGGGCCCTGAGGAGATGCCATTCTAAAGGTGAATAGGTGCCAGCTTAGTACATGTCTGGTTAAATGTCCAGTAAGGTCTCGATTAGGTGTGCACGCCTATGACGGTAAGAGGAAACAGCCTTATTCCCTTTAATAACCGAAAGGAGGTAAAGCCATGTTGTGGCAGAAAAAGAAGAAACGCAAAAAGGCTACTAAATCTAAAGCAGTTACTCAGACTGCTCCTCATCAGCCGGCGGAAGAGCTTCCGCAAACGACTGAGCCTGAGGAAAAAGAAGAAACGCCAAAGCAAAAAAAGCCCGCTGGGAAAAAATGCAAAAAGGTTTTGTCTCCGGAAAAAGCTTTCTTAGATGCATTCGGACGGTTGACTAACCGGTATCGGGCTTGGGATGTTTGGCGTGACTTTATTAT